GGGCGGGACTGGGGACAATAGTTTGTTTGTGTTGGAGACAAGTTTTCAATACCAGAAAGAGATTGCAACTGGGCTTGTAACCCTAGGAGCTGAAAGTGCCAGCTTTATACAATTTTCAGTTCAATATGTATTAGAGTGGCTCTCTCCAACTGTTACTATAACCACAAACAGCCAGACGGAAGGCGTTATAGAAGTGCAAGAAAGGGTGAGGGAATTGGCTAGACTTACGCCACCACAGATCATTCGCAATAAGCCCCCCGACACTCCCGCTGGGCCCAGCCAACCCTCACGAAGAATTACTGGGCCGGGCATAGACCTTGATGCCACCTATATTGTGGGCTCGTCAGTTGAAAACGCTGGTGGGCTTTTCCGGGTTCGAGCCTCTGCGGCAAGAGGACAAGTGCAGGGTTTATGAGGAACGGAGGGTCTGGTTCTTTTGTTGTCCCTCCCACGCTCGCTGATAATGGCGTTATTACCAAGAAATACCTTCGCGGCCTAGAGGACGCAGTAAGACAACGCACCCCAGTAGCGGGGGCAAACATTGATATTAAGGTCACCGACGGAAGCTATGTAATATCTGCAGCGGCAGGAATAAACATTGCAGGAGGAGGAGGAGGAGTGCCGGAGGGCTTTACAGCCGTCACGCTCACGGTCTGCTCTAACGGAACTCCCGCCGAGATAGTCGTTCTTGGCAAAGCAAATTGACAAGGGCATAAACTAAGGTGAACCCTCAAGAGCTATTTCTGGATGTGTCTAGCGGGAGATTTTTGGATGGTCAAAGCACCATCCCAATTAGCAAGCCAACAATATTTTCTGATGAGCAAAAGACAATTCGACTAACCACGCTAAAGGTTCGTGCCAACACGGTAACAGCCGCATTTCCAAGCAAGAATTCCGTCTATAAAATGCGGCTAGGCACACAAGCCCTCAAACTTGCAGACGGTACCCCAACAACAACGGCACAAGCAAATTTAATCACTGCGGTTGGTTCGGTGGCAACACAATCATCTTCTCAAGCAATAGGCAACGCAAGAATTGTAACATATAGTCCAGTCACCGCAACGCTAGTAGCAAGCGTGACTACATTCCCTATTGTTACGGCGGGATTTAATGCTTCAATAAGTTTTCTGGAATCCGTAACGGCACAAGTGTCCCTTGGGCTTGGCTCGATTACATTACCCGCAGCCACGATTGCACAACCAGCAGACTTATCGGGAATCACCGACCTAATCAAGCCTCCAATGCGAGGAAAAGTCTTGTCATTCACAGCAACATTGAATGCCCCAGATACGGCAACATTTGCGGCTGTAATATCTGGTGGCTCAGTTACAACAATAGCCTTGGTAAATAGCGGGATTGGATATTTGAACGGAACTTATCCGCTATCGTTTTCATCTCCAAGCCCAGCAAGGGCTACCTTTACTGCAACGATAAGTGCTGGTTCAGTTACAACGATTTCCATAGTTACTGGTGGATTGGGATATGGGCAAGGGCCATTCAATTTAATTTTTAGTTCAACTACTGGAACGATTGCGGCGGCGACTGCCTCTTCACTTAACGGCTCTATCAATAGCATTACTATTACAGACGGAGGCTCGGACTATTCTTCTGCCCCAAATGTAAGTCTAGCTACCCCAAGTGCAGTTGGGGCAATCGCATCAGTTGTTGCATCTCAAGATAAAATTCAATCAATAACATTGGTGAATGGAGGCTCTGGATATGCCGCAACTCCAACTGTGACAATGTTCACGCCAGCCAAAAGGGTTGTTGCAGTCGAGCCCACAAACAAAATTAGTAATGTCGTGGGCGGCTCAACTTTTTCGTGGGCTAGGGGAATTACAACGGCAAATGTTAATCTGCTTTTTTCTAATCCAGACAACTTGGGAACACCAAGTAATGCTTCAGTTCCATCGGCTACTATTTCTTGGCAAGGCGGGAATACTTGGAGGCTTCAATTACTTTCTCAAGGCTATGGCTACACGACGGCTCCAAGCGTAATACACGACGATGTCTTGGTCTACAATAGCACGATAGAATATAAGCCAGTAAATAGAGACATTACTATTAGTTCGCTTGTCTCTCAATCAAACAACGAAAACCGATATTGCATATCAACTATTGCGGGGATAGCACTACTTCCACCAACATCGGGTGGCATACTCATTTCTTCTGGGGGCATATTCCCGGAATATTTGATTGGGGATTCTTTGTTTGCTGGAAATGCTCGTGGAAATATTTTCGGCATCAAGGTCTTGGGGGATTATAGAAATCAGCAACAACTAGCACCAGCCCAGCTTACGAGATTTGTTCAACTTTCATCGCAAGAGTTGAATGCTCGTGGTTCAGCGTTCCGAACTACACAAGCCTCATTCCAATTCTTTCCACAAAGAAATGCAATCTTTACGCTTTCAGTCGGCGAGAGGCTGGCTAATGCACAACTAGCAAAGATCCGCTTTCCCTCTGATGAGTTTTTCCCAAACACAGAACCTTTTAATGTTGTAAGACTTCTCAACCCACAGCACGACCGCTTTTCGGATAGGCAGTTCACCGCTGTTTTAGTTCCAGAGACACAAGAAAGGCCGACACGCTATGCTGTATGCAGAATATCTATACCCCCCACATCAAGAGATTATTCTTTCCTACAAAATGGGGCTAGTATTGATTCGAGAGATCACGAAAGACATTGGAACACACAGCTTGGCGGGGGCGTATTAGAGACAAAGATAGAATTTCTTGATTATGGGGCTGGATATACCGATGCGATGACCAAGGGTGGCCTTCGATTAGTAGAAATCTCTTCACTATTAACTCTTGCCGACCTCATAGAGTCACCCACGGAGAGGTCAATTACCGCAGTAACATCCTTTGATCTTGGGGGATTCGCAAACAATTTATTTGCTCGCCCTGCATCAGTAAGCACAGCCCCCGGACAACGAGGTGTAAAGCACTTTCTTTCCGATGGCGGGTTTGGTTACTTTAAGCAATCTGTAGTTACAATTTCTTCGGCGGTTGTAAGTGGCGGGGTGGTAAGTGCCTCAATAACCAACCAACCCACAAACTATATTGACGGAACTTATGCTATTTCCATTACAACAGCCCCCGGATTAGGCACAACCGCACAAGTTTCTTTAATTGTTTCTCGTGGCAACTTAACCCCAGTCATATTAAATACTGGATTTGGATATGTAACCGCACCAATAGCAACCGCACCAGCACCTAACTTTTTGTCTGGTCAATTAGTTCAGCTAACTATTGCCACTAGGCCGCAAGGCTATTCAACAGACACATCACACCAAATCATTTTATCTGAAAGCTCTGTTTCTGGCGGTTCGGCAAATGCCAACTTTGTAATTAACCAATCTGGAGAAGTAGTCATCAATATTACTAATTCTGGATTTGGCTATCAGACACCCCCGACTGCTGTTGGGAAAACCCCAGACAGAATAAACCAAAATGGTTTTATTGGCTCTCTTCAATTATCTAATCAACCCGAAGGCTATGTTATTGGAAGGCAGTACCCCATAAGCATAGGACAAAGCCCCGCAACGCAGGGGACGGCAAACGCAATTCTTGTTCGGTCTGATTCTAGTCGGTATGATATAACGATTGTTTGTGGTGGTTTTGGATATACATCTGCCCCGATTGTTACTGCACCCGCCCCCGACCAACCCCAAGGGCAGATCAATTTTGTTTCTGTTTCAACTTTTGGTCGTGGTTATTCACCCGGAACTTATCAATGCCAAGTATCTAATGCACCATTGGGAGGACAGACTGGCATCATAAATCTGGTAGTTGAAAATGAGAAAAACGCCATCTTTCAAATTCAAAATAGCGGATTCGGATATACAACAGCCCCCCTAGTTAGCGTCCCAACTCCAAGCGGGAACATATTATCATCAATCACAATTACTTGTGCAGGGGCATTCTACGACCAAACAACTGCAACATTTTCTATATTAGACGCAACTGGACAAGGGGCAGTTCTTCGCACAATTATCAGTTCTGGGACGATCAACGCAGTTCAAGTCGTGAGTCGTGGATTTGGATTTACAAACAATCCAGCCATTTTGTTCTCCTCTCCTGCCTTGCAAGAATCTGAGCCACTACTGATAAATCAGATTGAGGCAGATTTTAACATCACCACCGCCTCCGCTAACGCCATCCTATCGACAGCAACCCAAAGAGACATTCTTATGGAAGTGTTCGAGACAGACGGAACCAACGAACAAGTTGTGGCTCAAGCCACAGTCAGCCTAGCCAAGCGAGTTTTAGAATAGCCTTGGGGCTAATGCCCAAACGAAATCCTTATGCCTAAAGTTCTGCACGCTAGTTACAGCGGGTATTTTCCTAATTGCATACAGCAGGGCTCAACTCCAACATCGCCATCAATAGATCAATATATTCCAATTACGCTTGAGGAGGCTATGTTTATATTTTGGAAGGGGAAAGACTTAAAACTTTCCATTAGTGGTTATTTGATTAACAGCCCGGTTTCTGGTGCATTGAAAGATACTGTAGACCCGAAGAATCAAACATTTAACCGAGGAATCGCAAGTGAAAGTGACTTGGTATGCTATAGTGCCGCAAATTTTAATGGGATACACGAGTATTATATGCCCATAACTTATGAGACCACGGTTGTTGATGATCCAGATTACCCACCATTTCCGCCCGGCGGGTCTGTTTTTTCATTTAGTTTGGGTTTGGCTACTAGCCCAGTAGATAACTTTTTTGCAACAAAGATATTAGAAAATGAAGGCACTTATTATGCTAGGGTTAGAGGATTTACAGACTTGGGCTTTTCTGGGGCTGGTGTGGGTGCTGGGGGAAATGTGGTTGGTCAGATTTCTATATCTTTTGGGGCACAAAATTACAGCGTTCCCTTAAGGGGAAACACAGCCATATCTTCTGAAACAATAGGGCAACTAAATGTAACCGCAGAATGGACTTCAATATACGAGTATCAAGAATAGCCCTTGACACCCCTCCCCTTGTTATGAACCAAATCTTAGCCTTCATTCAGTCTCAAGATGTGTTTGCTTGGGTAGGTGCTTTGGTTGCCCTCCTCTCTGCCGTGATTGCCGTGGCCTCTTTAATTCCCGGTGATGAGCCGGAGAACACGCTCCAAAAGATTGTCGATTTCCTCTCGAAGTTCTCACGGAAATAACAATGTGGGAGGCCATTCTCGCCTCGCTCGCTGGTGTAATTGGAATCATCGCTTGGTGGACGAAGAACCGAGCCAAGACACGCAAGGAAAGAGACGATGATGAAATTGCTTACAATCGAAAGCTCCGTGATTCGGAGGTCGATTCTTGGATTCATCGCAACTAGCTTTCTCCTTTGTGGGTGCGTAACCACCCGCCCTTACGACATTGGGCAAGTCCCGAACCAAGATTCAATTACCGACTACATTATGCGGTGGGACAAGCTCGACCGAACCAAAGCAACCCCAGAAGAATACAGACAGCTTTTTGGGCAATCGCTCAAAACGATATCTCGACTCGTGGAGGAGAATGAACGACTCCGAAAGAGGCTCGATCAATGACGATTCGGGAGGCCGTCGAAAGGTCAAGAGGCCACATCGAAAAATGCGAGCCTAGTTTCGGCAAGCGGGTAGGAGCTTGGTACTCGGAGCTGATGTCCAAAAAGATTCCAGTTCTGATCTACTGCTCGGTGCGTACCCCCCAAGAACAAGAGGAGCTATACGCCCAAGGACGGACAAAGGCTGGGGTCAAAGTCACAAACGCTCGTGGAATACCCCCGCAATCGCTCCACATTGACCAAGGCAAGGGGAGTCACGCCATTGACTATGTTCCCCTTGCTCGCACCCCTAGCGGTGATCTAGTGGCCTCGTGGGATGACGACCAAGGCTATTCAATCACACGCAAGATTGCCGAGAAACACGGCCTCCGAGGATTAGATTGGGAGCAACCCCATCTTGAGGATGCAAACATTTCTGGATGGCGGGAACTTGTTTCTCCACAAAAGCAAGGAGTGAACAAGCAAAAGATTTCCCTAGTCAACAAGCGTCCGTGGTCTAGCAGATAAAGGATGACATCAGAGCAGGGCGTGGAGAAAACAGAAGAGAAAGTTTTTACAAAGAAGCACGATCTCCATCTCACCACCCTGCAAATGGCGGCGGTCGAATCGATGGAGAGGAAATATAAAAAGGGAGTGGTAGAACACGGCGGGACAAAATTGTGGGAGATGCCCACGGCACGACTCGTAGAGAACGCAATCGAGGAGGCGACCGACCAACTGACCTATCTCCTAACCCTACGCCAGCAGATGCACATTGTGATGGAGCTTGCTAGGGATGGATGCACCGATGAAACATTGACAAATCCTAGAGCTAGAGAGTGTTGTCACCTTATTTACACAACTCTTACAGGTCAATCTAAACCCTTATGAAGCCAATTAAGTTCGTTGCTTGTGGTGATATCCACGGCGATGAACAAGACGCTCCCTCGGTGAAAGCCCTGCTCGCTTTTACCAAGGAATACATCGGCAAGGATGGCGGGCTTGTGGTCTGCATCGGCGACCTCTGGGACTTTCGAGCCATTCGTAAGGGGGCAGGCGATGAGGAACAAGCATCGAGTCTGCAAAAGGATTGGGACGCAGGGGAGGAATTTATTCGAGAGTTTTTTTCATACGGAGATGAGAGAATCTTTTTAAGGGGCAACCACGATGAACGGATTTTCGATATGGCTAGGAACAGCCGAAGCGGTCTGGCAAGGGACTATGCAAATGATGGCATTGAGAATATCGAACTCATAATGAAGGAGACGAAAGCAAGAATGTTTCCCTATGATTCAGTTGGTGGGATATACAAGTGTGGTTCGCTCTCCTTTGTTCACGGCTACGGACACGCTATGCACTCGGCCAAACAACACGCCGATGCTTACGGCGATGTTATCTTCGGTCACACCCACGCCATCGACTATTTTCGTAGCGTCTCCATAGACCCCCGGACTGGCTACAATATCGGATGCCTATGCAACAAGACCCCAGAATATAATCGAGGCCAACTCCGCAGACTCCGCTGGCAACACGGCTGGGCGTTCGGGGCGATCTACCCCGACAAGACACACGAGGTTTTTCAAGCACGGCAGAGGGGCAACAAGTTTTATTTACCGACTGACATAAAGGCATTTTAATTATGAAAGCACAAAATCCTTGGCAGAAACTTTTACAAGAACACATCAAAGACAAATTCGCACCACCCCCGCCTGCGGGGTATCACACGAGGGAGGAAGTAAGTAAGTTGTGGGGGAAATCAATGAACACGACCTCACGGATGCTCAATCAAATGCTCGAACAAAAGAAAGTGGAGATGAAAAGACATCCCTTTATTATCCCCAGAAAAGATCATCGTGTTGTTCGCAACCTTAAAATCTTCAAGATTCTCCCCGCAAAGCACCCCCACAAGTAGCGTGTTTATAGGGACTTACAAACAATCGTTAAATAACCCTTGACAAGTTGTGGGGGTGTGATAGGGTGTGGGTATGCAAGAAACAATAACAAGAACCGAAGTCACCCCGGTCAAAGTGGGTTACACAAGGATTCTCGGCTATTGGGTTAAGTTAGGAACAAAGCGACACTCCATTTTGGTGCAAACCAAAAAACATTTAGATGATTTGCGAACAGCCGAAATAAGCGAATGGGAAAACAAATAACCAACCAAGAAAGAAAAACCAAATGAACAAAATCCTAATCGCATACATCATCGGCCTGCTCGTAGGTGCTGGTGCAACCCTCTATATAGTTGAACATCTCCTCAATTAATCCTTTACAAGTTAAAATCGAAATCCTAGAACAAATCAAATGACATCCTTTCCCCTCCCCGCAAGACCGCAAGCCTCCGCAGTTCCAGCGTGGCACATCGAGTTCAAAAAAGATACAGCTATCGAAGGTAAGGCAAATGGCTGGCGGGGCTTGTTCGATCAAGAAACCAAGCAAGGCTACAACCGCCACGGCAAGTTCGCCTCGAATCATAATCTGATGGCCGAGCGAATCCTAGGGGCTGGAATCAAGTCTCGCTTTGTCGATTGCGAGATTATGGGACAAAGGACAAAGACTGGCAAAGGAACAATCGTAGTGATGGATGCCTTCGACCCCGCCAACCCAAAGCCTTACGCAGAACGGATGAAGGAGATCGAGCACTTGGAAGCCGTCACCTTTGATATCCCCAACAACAAGCTCCTCCGCTTTGTCCGTCTCGCCCACCACAAGATCAATGCAATCTGGGAAGAGATGAACTTCCAAAACAACAAGGCTGGCGAGGTAATCTGGGAAGGCTTTGTTATGAAGGCGATGGATGACGGCAAGTATCCCTTTATCACCAACCCAAACTACTGCTCCCCCGCTTGGCAGAAACAGAGGATTCGCTGGTGATCTTCGGCCTTGTAGTCTTTATCGGGCTTTTCATCTTGCAAGGGCTACGGCTCTTGGGCAAGCACATCGACCAGCAGAACTATGAACGCAGGAAGTTTTATTTATTCGTGGCCGCCGAGCTAGATAAGATGGACAAGATCGTTGCCGAGGGCAACCAGCCCAAAGAACCAAAAGAACCAGAGCTAGTCCTGCCTAGCAAGAATTGGGTGGGGCGCAACTAAATGAAGCTAACCCCATCAGCCAAGTTCGAACTTCTATGGAGAAGCCTTGGTGGTGGGGAGTTGAAGAAGGAATACAAGTTTGCCGTGGGCAGAAGGTTTAGGTTTGATTACTATGTGGACTTCTTAACCTCTGGCATCGCTATCGAGCTAGAGGGCGGGGTGTGGACGAGGGGCAGACACACGAGGCCATCGGGATTCCTTAATGATATGGAAAAATATAACCTTGCCTCATCGATGGGCATCCTAGTTTTTCGCATACCCTCCCACGACATCAGCACCAAGTGGCTTTACCCGATAGTAGAAACCATCAAAGAGAGGACAAAAAAATGAGTGAAGAAATGCCTACATTCTGGCATCAAGAACCAGCCAAGAAAAAATTACCAAATGAAACTACGGATGAATGGGTAGTGAGAGTGTTTGGAGCGTTCCCCGATACAGAGTTCGACAGCCGAAATGACTTTAGGTTTTTGAACCTTCCCAAGACACAGAAAGAAAACGCCGAAGGCTTTGGCGTATTCGATGACGGACAACACAAACAATAAACAATAGGAGAAATAACCAAATGAATGAACAGATAGTATTAAAGAATGACCACGGCCTAGGCCACTCCAACGGAGTGCAAAACTATATGCGACAAGCTACCGATGTAGCTGGCGTATGTAGGGCAATCGTAATGGAAACAGCCCAGCAGATAGGCAAGGGCGATAAGAAGTATGTTCGTGTCGAGGGCTGGCAATCCATCGCAGTAGCTCACGGATGCGTTGCGAGTGCAAGAGATGTTGAGCGTCTCGAAGATGGCTATCGTTGCATCGGTGAAGTGAAGCGAATGGACAACGGCCAAGTAATCTCAAGTGCCGAGGGGTTCTTGGGTGATGATGAGCCGATGTGGGCAAGCCGCCCGACATATGCCAAGCGAGCGATGTGCCAGACTAGAGCAATCAGTCGGGCTTGTCGCTCTGCCTTTGCCCATATCGTAGTCCTAATCGACAAGAGCCTATCCACCACACCAGCCGAGGAAGTTCCTTATGGGGGATTCCAAGATATCAACACGGAGAAGTTTGAGGAAGCACCCAAAGCCGAACCCACAAAGATCAGCAAGGCAGACTTGGCAGATATCACGGCCAAACTTAACGCTCCTAATAAGACCAACGGTACAGAGCCGAGGGATATGGAATTGAAGTTTGGTAAGTATAAAGGCTCTACCCTTCGTCAGATCGCCGCCTTCGGTGATAAGGGCTTGGACTACTTGGACTGGTTAAGCAAACAAGAACTCAAACCCGGCAAGGACGGCCAACCATATAAGAATGACATCATACGCAACGAAATCATCCAAGAGATTTTTTTGGAGAGCGAGGCGTTAAGTAAAGGAACACCCGATGAAATCCCATTCTGAACTTATCCAAGACATCCTTAACGATGTGAGGAGTAAGGCCGCCGACCTCGAAAGAGAACGATGTGCCGACCTCGTGCAACAACTGGCAGACGGAACGGAAGATGCAGTCATCACCGGAATCTTAAATGAGGTGGTGCTTGCGATTAGGAGGCTCGGAGATGTCAGCCGTTGATGTTGAAGTTCCAGAAACCAAGTGGTCGATGCTTGTTTGGAAAACCTTAAAGGAGAAACCACATAACGATGAAAGAGTTCTTATGGATATCGGCGGTGAGGTTGTTGTCGGTCGTTTCATTGATGGCTCGTTTGTCTCTCGAAGCTGGGGGCATTCTGAAAATGATGTTTGGCTTTGGGCAAGCTGGCCGAAAGCACCCAAATGGTAACTTTCCTTTCATCCATCGGGAAAGTTTTGTGGGAATTGTTCGTGGTAGGTATAGGATGCTTGAGTATTTTTCTCACCATTCTATTTCTGGCCGACCTATTCTGGGATTTAGCAAAAGATATATGGAGGAGAATTAAAAAATGAGCGTCAAAAGATTGAGCCTTGTCGATGAGTTTCACGGATTGGTTAGTAGAAGATTAAAAGACTTGTTTAAGAGATTGAACCACGCAGAAGTGGAAAACTTTAAGGACATCATCAGCCACTTAGATTACTCGCATCGTATCACTAAAGAGCTACTGGAACGAGCGAAGAAGTATCAGAAGCGAGATGCGGAGAAGGCCAAGAAGTGAAGTTGCCGTGGATTAAATTCTATCCGGGTGACTGGCTTTCCGATGAGGCTTTGCGGTCTTGTTCGGTTGAGGCAAGGGGGTTGTGGGTGGATATGCTTTGTCTTATGGCAAAGTCTGAATCCCACGGCCATCTCCTCATCGGCGGCAAGCCAGCAAGAGCTGAACAGATAGCCCGAATCGTTGGTCTTTTACCCCAAAAGACTATGGAACTGATGGACGAGTTGAACGCCTCCGGTGTGTTCAGCTTCGACAAAGAAACCATAATCTCCCGCAGAATGGTCAAGGATGAGCGAGTGCGTAAGTCTGACGCTAGTAGGAAGATGCACCAGCGTCACGCCGATGTCCGTCCGATGTCCAGAGAATGTCCAGCAAATGTCACAGGGCAGAAGCTAGAGGCTAGAAGTCAGAAGCTAGAAGCTAGAACAGAGAGAGAGGGCTTGCGCCCCACGCACGCTGAATGGATTGCCTTCGCAAATGAGATAGGGTGGAGACCGACGGATGCGGAGTCGGCTTTTGATTATTACCAGAGCAACGGATGGAAGGTCGGGGGCAGGGCATCGGTTAAGGATTGGAGAGCGTGTGCTAGAAATTGTCAGCGGAGGAGCAGCCAACAGCCAACCAAAGGAAACCAACCAATGAAACCAATCAAATCGGGGTGTGAATCCCCTCCAACCTACAAAATTATGGGTTTTCAGACGCTTGAAGCGTGGGAAAAGGCGGGGTGTCCGTGAACGACCTCGTTTTAGCGGCCACAATCCACCGGGTTAAGTGTTGCGAGGAGAAAATTGCCCAATTCGAGCAACTCATAAGCACACTCACCGCCCAGATGGCTCATAATCGCTCAGAATTGGCCTCCAAAGGGCTTGCAAACCTAGTTATGGGTACAACCACCCCCCTAGACATTCCAAGGGAGCTACGGCCAACCTTCGGGCGTTATCGGGCAAGGGGAAATCGTTCCCACAACACAGTTCAGAAGCGATGGGGGATTTGGAAGGCTCAATATGAGTCGGGACTGACGGTAAAGGAGATTGCGAACGCTTGGGGGTGTCACCATTCCTCAATCGTGAACGCAAAAAGCAAAAACTTCACGGCTCGGAAGTCAAGCGGGAGGGGAATCAAATGATCGCCATGTTAGAGGCCGAGCAGTTCGAGCTTCCATTTATGCGAACCACGCACCCAGTTAAGACGGAAGGCCACGACCAGAACGCTCGAATCCTAGCGCACTTGCAATCTGGAAGCACACTCACGGCTTTGGAGGCACTCGATTGGTTTAAGTGTTTCCGGTTGGCGAGTCGAATCTGCGACTTGAAAAAGGCGGGGCATCAGATCGAGAAGCGGACGGTTCAAACCAACAGCGGCAAGCGGGTGGCCGAGTATTATTTGCAGAAATGAACAACTTAAAATCATCCCTTGCCTCAAACCAGACTCAAACTAGCTTGCATATTCGATGAATGAACCCTTCACATCCTCAGAGGCAAAGGCCAAGGGCATTTTATCTGACCGCTACCCCGGCAAGGAGATGGCGAAACTCTATGCAGAGAACCGCAACCAAGCGACCATCGATATGCTCCGAGATGCCGTGTTCACTTTGATTACTAACCAGATTCCCACTTGCACCATTGCGCAAGTTCTACGCAAAACCCACGGGGCGATTCAGTACCACCTACGATGTCTTGAGGGGGACGGCAAACTCAAGAGACGGAACAAGCGATGTCATTGGCGGGAGGCCGTTGAAGCGTGAATGAAAACCCAACCCACCTCGATTTGTTCAGCGGTATCGGAGGATTCGCTCTTGCGGCTGGATGGGCTGGATTTGAAACCGTTGGATTCTGCGACAATGAACCATACGCACAAGCAGTCATCAAAAAGCATTGGCCCAATGTCCCAATCCACGAAGACATCAAAACGCTCGATGGCACGGCATACCGAGGAGTCACTCTTCTTACTGGGGGATTTCCCTGCCAGCCATTCAGTAACGCCGGGAAGCGGAGAGGCAAGGATGATGACCGCTATCTCTGGCCGCAAATGCTCCGAGTCATACAAGAGGCAAGGCCAGATTGGATTGTTGGTGAGAATGTTGTTGGAATCATCGGCTTGGCACTCGACCAAGTGTGTTCTGACTTGGAAGCAGAAGGTTACGAAGTCGAGCCGATCATTATTCCAGCTTGCGGTGTCGATGCCCCGCACAGAAGAAACCGAGTCTGGGTTGTTGCGGGGGGGGGGCGATGTGGCCGACTCCAAGGACACCAAGCGGAGGGCCAGACAACTCGGCGAAACGCTTGCGACCATCGGGACATCGGGGAACAACAAATCTCTTGGGTGCTGTTCTGGCCGACCCCAAAAGCCAACAAGGTTCATCCAATGATAACAGACAAGAACAGAGAGAAGTTAGCCGCCCGGAACAAGGCCAATTTAGAGGAAGTGATTGCGGGGAATTGCAATGGAGCAACTGGACAACTGAACCCAGCGTGGGTCGAGTGGCTAATGGGATACCCTATGGGATGGACAGAATTAAAGGACTGGGCAACGCCATCGTCCCGCAAGTCGCATACCAAATCATCAAAGGCATAAGAGAGCTTCTATGAAAATCAATAAGATGGAGGCCAAGGCAATCGAGGCACAGATCGAGAGGCTCAAAACCCCGATTGACAACGAGCAAGGCAAAAGAACCAAAGGGGACGAATCCCCCTCAAGACGCTACCGCCACTTGTGCGAGCGTCTCCTAACGATGAAAAAAGCCATCCTCATCCTAGCCATCGCCCTCCTCGGCTCGGTGCAGGGGGCAAACATAATGATAGAGTTGCCCAAACCGCCACCCAAGAAAACCATCAAGGCTCGCATCACGGCCTACTGGTTGGGCGAGGACGAGTTCGGGTGGAAAAGCTCAACTGGAAAACGTTTGGTCTCTGGCAAATCTTGTGCGGTTGACCCCAGACTTATCCCCTACGGCACAAAGCTAGTCATCGAAGGCAAGACCTACCACGCCCACGACACCGGAACGGCGGTCATATCCCGAAAGGCATCGGGCAAATCTAGGTTGCCAGTCGTTGACCTTTTCTACGCTAGCGAACGGCAGGCAAGGCGGGAGTTGGCAAGGGTGGGACGAACGGCAGTTGTGGAAATCCAGTAAATGAACCACCTCGGCCAAGACCCAGCAGACAGCATCTTGGCTAGTTACACGCCCGATATGGCAGAGCATATCGACACCCTGCAAGATAGGGTAAAAGAACGGCTCTCGAAAATGCAGGCGATGAACCCCAGCATCGACCTCGACCAGCTAGCCAAGCTCACGGCAGAGGTGGTGGAGCAGACCATAAAGCACGAAGGCGATTCCCAAATGTTGAGGCATCGGCGGGACGATACCTTGGACGAATCCTTGCTAGCCCTAGCCACCAACCGAAGCCCCGACTCGCTGACCTCAATCGCAAAGCGTTATATCAACCCAAGCACCGGCAAGCCCTATACTAGAGCGGCCATCTCGGCACGGCTTACGGAGTTGAGCCAACGCACCGGCCTAGTTTTACGCATCCAACGGAGCGAAAGGGTGCGCCAAATCTACAAGGAGCGAGCCTTGAGGGTGCATAAAAAGAGGCGGGAAGAATGCCCCAAATGGAACTCGGAAGCGTGGGCAAAAGGCATAAAACCACGAGGAAAAAAACGGTGAGGGCAGGCTCGAAAGTGATATGTGTGGACGATCGCTTCCCCACGGAGATCATCCTTTTCTACAACCACCTCCCCATAAAGGACAAGGTGTATGTGGTGAGGGGACTAGGGGTAGGGATAGGGCTGAACGGACAGGAAGGGGAGGTTGTGGTCTACCTTGAGGGGCTAGAGAACCCATGCTCGACCACCCCACCCCATCCGGAGCGAGGCTTTCACGCCGATAGATTCAGAGAGATTGAACCACCCGCAGAAGTCGAGGCCGAGGAGTTGGCCGAGGCTCACGCATAACCCAAAAAGGACATCCCAAAATGAGCGAAAAGCAAATAGGAATGGAGCTACAACGCACGGTCAAGGCACTAGAAAAAGCCAAGGAAACAGCCATCGAACAGATGGGGCAGGCCATCGGACTAGCCGCAGACGCAGGCGACATCCTCCTATCGGCACGGACTGAGGGGCTAGACCTCGATGCCATCCAAAACATAGCCCAAATAAACGGTGAGCAGGCAAGGCGTTATGAGCGTGTGGCAAAGGCAAGGCCAAGCCTCCAAGCCCCTACCCCCGGTGGCCTCAAGCAGTTAGCTCTATGGACTGGGCTACTACCCGACCCCATTGAAACCTCGAATCCCAAGGCCGAGCAGGCTTGGCACAGCTACATCATCAAGGCTCGCCAATGGCTAGCACGCAAGAGCATAAACCAATGGACACCGGCACAGCGCACCCAATTCGTTGAGGAGGCAAGGCCAATAGTCGAGGCGTTTAAAGAGGCAGGGGGGGAGCTATGACAAAAGGGACACACCCAAAAGGGATATGCGACTTACGCAAGTTATTACAGAAAGGACAAATGCGACTTACACAAGCAGGGTCGTTGATTATAGGGTACTTACGCAAGATAGGGTCATTAGTGCGTGGTGTCAACGATTTAGGTAACTTTTACTTTGCCAAAAC